ACAAAAAAATCACACGGGAACGTGAGACAGGGGAATGGTGATGAGGATCTTTCGAAAGCGGCGCAGGATGGATATTCGGAGGCTCTGGAGCCGGGGCACCGGGCGGCTGGATTTTGTGAGGAGGTAGCGAAATGGCAAAGAAAAACAGCATCGCAAAGATGATCTGCAAACAGTGCGGCCGTGCCTACTGGCGGAAGATGCTACAGGGAAACAAGGAAAAGAAGAGGGGGACGCAGAGATGACACTTGGTACAGAGACTATGAATCGTGCAGCGGAAGACCTGAATATGCTGATTGGAGCGGCTTGTGATGGGGACCGAGTAGAACACGGGTTGCGGTCTGCTGTGACGGTGGGAAGCATCCAAAGGCTAAGGAGTGCGGCAGACAAGTTGGGAGCAAGAGGGAGCGAAGTGGCATGAACCTCGAAAAGATTGCAGAAATGTGTGATGGCGATAACGCCGATCGGGGAACGCTGACCGTGGGAATGGCGATGGATCTCAACAAAGAGGAACCGTTGGAAGATGTGAAACTCCTGCTCCAGCGAAAGCTTGCCTCCCGGGATCACGTCCGGGCTCTGGGGGAGTACGTAGGCGTACCCGTTGCCTGGGTTCTGGAATGGGCCGCAGGGTATCGGTACCCCAAGCCCTGGCACAGGGAGCGGATAGAGGCCTTCTACAAGATCAACATCGAGCGGTATGCGATGCAGGAGATGGTGGTTAGGGGGCACAGAGATGCTTATACAACAGCTTAGCAAAGCAGATGTGGAGGCCCTGGGACGGTTTGTGGATAGGCAAAAATTCCTTGTCCGGATCGCCTCCCTAGCGGACGAAGCGGTGGAGATGCTGGAAGAGCAGCCCGACTATCTCTACGTGGACTTTGAAACCATCCTTAGGCATGGGCGAGAAGGCTCTAGCGACCTGTTCGTTGAGCACCTGGGGCAAGAGTTCGCCCCGCTCCTGAAAAAGTTTTTCCGGGAGCTGTCGGACGAGGCGTTAAGGCTTCGCCTGGAGAAGGAGATGGAGATCCATGATCCACGTGGATGAAGCTCTCCAGATCATCAGGTGCTACCCGCCGGGGGATTACGAGGTGCGTGCCCAAGGCGATCAAAAGGTTCTCAAAAATAAGGCGCCTTGGCACGGCACCCTGGAACGCTGGATCGGTGGCAAAACCCCAAAGGCGTTGTTCCGCAGGAGTGGGGTGACGGAGACCTTCACCTGGGTGGAATTGTATCTGGGGGCGGTGCAGGTGAGGAAAATAAAAAATGCCCCCACAAAGTGAGGGCGGCGATGAGAAACAAGGGCCGGGTGCGGCTAACACCCGGCCTCCATTTTAGCACAAAGGAGGGTGTCATGAATATTGCACAAAGCATTATGGAGTTCTACGGCGAGGAGATTATCGAGAAGCTGTGTGCGGATTGCCCGGCAAGGAGCCGACTGCCCGAGACGTTCACAGACCCGGGAGAAGACGTGTGCCCTGTGAATTTCATGCCGGAAGATCCCGGGTGCGTGAGCCACGATTATTACCTGGAGATCCTTGGGCTTGCTGAGGCTTTTGAGGAGGTGTTGGCGTGAGTCACAAAGTTATCAACCTGACAGCGTCCATGATACGGGCATATAAGTCATGCCCCAAGCTGTATGAGTTCCAGTATGTCGAAATGCTCAAGCCCGAAAGGGCACCCGAGTACCTGACCACGGGGAGTAATTACCACGGCCACCTGGAGGCCCTTTTTAAGGGCGAACCACTGCCTGAGCTGACGGATATCCCAAGCCTCATGTGTCGGGCATTCGATCGCTTCTTGCCTTGGCGGGATTGGGAGGTCGAGGAGATCGAGAAGGAATTTGATATCCGGGTGACTCCCTTTTTCCACATGCGAGGAAAGATCGACGCTATCTGCACAGACGGAACGCCGGTGGAGCACAAGAGCGCCGGGCAGAGTATTTCTCCTGATACTGATGCAGGGCTGAAGTACGCGAACAAGCTTGCCTGGGATGACCAGATCACGTACTACCTCCTCGCTCTTTCCCTGCTTCGGGATGAGCCGGTAACAAAGGTGCGCTACACGGTGTGTCAGAAACCATCCATACGGCAAAAGCAAAACGAGAGCCTGGAAGAATACCTTCAGCGGTGCGAAGAGTGGTACGACGAGTCGAAGGTTCGAACCTTCGACGTATTCCGTCAGGAGAAAGAGCTTTGGGAAACCCAGGAGGAGGTAAAGCAGCTCGCAAGCGAAATCAGGAGACGGAAGCACTTCTACCGGAATCCTTCGCACTGCTCCCTCATGGGATGCCCCTACGCTGCTATCTGCCTGAATTACGATCCTGAAATCACAGTGGGCTTCACGAAGAAGGCCCAGGAAAGCGAGGAACTGTCATGCAACTTCTAAAGGCGAAAGACTTGAAGCCCACGGAGGCGACGGTGCTCATTTATGCCCCGCCAAAGCACGGGAAAACCACCCTCCTGGGGATGCTCCCCGGGAAGACGCTGATCGTTGACGTTGATCGGGGGACACAGGTTTTGGCGGGGAAGGATGTGAACGTGGATATCGTGAGGCTTTCGGAAGACCTGTCCGATTTGCCGGAGATCCTGCGGGAGCTTGAAACGAAGTGCCCCTACAACAACGTGTGTATCGATTCCCTTTCAGAGCTTGAGAAGGCCATGCTGACGGTTCTCGGACGGAAGGGGAAAAACAACGGAGCCCCCGAGCTGGCCCACTACAACCAGGTGCAGTTCAAGATTGCGGATTATTGCCGGCGTTTTCGGGCACTCCCAGCGAATGTCATCTTCACGGCATGGGAGCAGAAGGTGGAGCATATTTCCCTCGGTGGAGAGAAGTACACCCAGGCGGTTCCCATGCTGTCTGGAAAGAGCACAGACGTGGTGTGCGGGCTGTGTGACGTGGTAGGCAGGATTATTATCTCCTCGAAGCAGGAGACGGAAGGACAGCGCTTCGTGGTGCTCCGTGGGTCGCAGTCAATGATTGCGGCTGATCGGATGCGGAACCGTGAGTATTGCAAGTTTGAGGAGGTTATCTAGATGATTAACTGGAATTTTAACCCAAGCAACTATGATCCAGAAAAAAGTTTCGAGGTCATCCCCGTTGGAACCCACCGGGTTCGCATCGAATATGCTTCGGAGGAAACAAGCCAAAAAGGGTACGACATGATCAAGTTGGAGCTTGCAGTGTCGGGTTATGCCTCCAAGCTTTTTTATTACGTGGTGTTTATGCCCGAGAGGGCCGACATAACGGATCAGAACCTCGGAAAACTCTGGGATTCTTTCGGGTTGGAGCCGGGGAATTTCAACATCCAGAGCTGGATCGGCAAGGTGGGTGCTTGCAAGGTGAAGCACGAAGTCTACGAGGGGAAGACCCGGGCACGGGCAAGCTATTTTATTCTGCGCTCCAAACAAGGAGATCTTCCTCCTTGGCAGGAAAAGGGGAAGGCGCAGCCCCCCAAAGCCCAGGCCTTTCGAGACAGCTACCAGCCCACGGGAACAGATGATGATGGCGAGGAAGCCAATATACCCTTTTGAGCTGCGGCCTTACCAGAAGGAATGCCTCCGTTCTCTCCCCGAGACGGGGGCATTCCTCGTACAGATGGCTACGGGGCTCGGGAAGACGGTTTGTATGTCCAGAGTGCCCCGTCGGGGGAGGCTGCTGATACTTTCCCACAGGGATGAGCTTGTGCGGCAGCCCGAGAAATACTTCTCCTGCCCCTTCGGGGTTGAACAGGGCAAAGAGAAATCGAACGGCGAAGAGGTTGTTTCAGCTTCGGTGCAGAGCCTTGTGCGGAGGCTGCACCGTTTTTCCCAAGATGATTTCGACGTGATCATCACAGACGAGGCCCACCATGCAGCAGCCCCGACGTACCGCAAGATTTACGATTATTTCCAGCCACGGCTACACCTGGGATTTACCGCCACCCCGAACAGGGGGGACGGAGTGCGGCTGGATGATGTTTTCGAGGATATCGTTTTCGAGAGAGACCTTGTGTGGGGAGTTGAAAACGGATGGCTTTGTGACATCCACTGCCTCCGGGTAAATATCGGGTACGACATTTCGAACGTTGCAAAGCGAATGGGGGACTTCGCTCCCGGGGAGCTGGAGAAAGCCATGAACATCGAGGCGGCAAACAAGGCGATCGCTGACGCATATGCAGAATATGCGAGGGGGCAGACGCTTATTTTCGCCGCCTCGGTGGCTCACGCAAAGGCTATAGCGGAGCGCATCCCGGGGGCAATGGCGGTGATCGGAGGAGAGGATCGGGGGCACCTGGTGCAGGGGTTCAAGGAGGGGAAGATTCCTTGTCTGGTGAACTGCATGGTGTTCACGGAGGGGACGGATATACCGAACGTCGAGACGATCATCATTGCCCGCCCAACCCAGAACGACGCTCTTTACACCCAGATGGTAGGCAGGGGAACACGGCTTTTTCCGGGGAAAGAAAAACTGACTCTGATTGATTGCGTAGGGGTGACCGGAAAGGCCAGCCTCTGTACCGCCCCCTCGCTGATAGGCGTTGACATGGCCGAAGTACCCGAGGCTTTCCGAGACGACGTAGAGGGCGACCTTTTCGATCTTCCGGAAATTGCCAGAGAAAAAGCCGACGTGCCAGAGGCGTGGATACAGAACGTGCAACACGTGAATCTCTGGGCGCAGAAGAAAAAATACAACCTGCACAATATCTACTTTTTCAGGATGCCAGATGGGGCTCTGATCCTCTCCACCCCGAAAGTGACCATCCCCCCCGAGGATATGATGGGGATGGTCTCCATCGGAGGAAAACGGATGAAAACCCAGGAGGCGATAGATAGCGTGTATCGATGGCTTGTAAAGGAGCACGACGATAAGCGTCCCCTCTGGGATCTCTCGGTAGTAAAGAAATGGGGGGCATACAGCGCCACAGAAGGCCAGAAGAACCTTATTATCCGCCTGTCTTCGGGGCGAATAGGGACGGAAAGCCTCACGAAGATGGAGGCGAACCTGATAATCACGAGGTTGAAATATGCGAAGAGCACGAGGCATATATCTCGAAAAACAGCTTGAGAAGGTCATCGATTTTTTGAGGTCAAGGGGAATTCACGGGCATAAGAATCACGCCCGACGGACAAAAGACGGGACGTATGTAGAGGGGGAGCCGTTCGATTATGAGGTTTTTTGCAACGGGAAACTGCACGTCTGGGACGCAAAGGAGTGTCACGGCTCACGATGGAACCTGACAAACGCAAAGCCGCATCAGCTAAAACACCTGTTGGATTGCAGGCACCACGGAGCAGAGGCGTTTTTCCTCGTGTTGTTCCACCCGGATACGCTCGTGGCTTTTGACGCTGAAGTTATCCGACAGAAAATGGCGGCGGGACAAAAGAGCGTCACGCCGGCGGAAGGGAGGCCGTGGGATTGGCAGACATTGCACAGATAAAAGAGAGGATATCCGTTCTTGAGTATGCCCGTGAGGTGCTGGGTCTCCCGGTTTCGAAATCCGGCGATCGATGCTGTTCCCTGGTCGGCGGGTCGAACCCCACCGCAATGGTGGTCTATGACGACTGGTGGTACGACTTCAAGACCTCCATGGGCGGCGATGTTATAGACCTGTGCGCCGTGGCAAAGCATGAGGGTGATAAGGGCCGGGCCATACGGGAGCTGGGAGGCACTGATACAAGCTGGGTTGAGTACACCCAGAATCTGTGCTGTCAGGTTCAGGCATGGCACGAGAGCCTGCGTCAGGAAGACCGGGAATACCTCGCCTCCCGCAGGATAACGGAAGAGACCATTACCCGCCTGAAAATAGGGTACAACGGGCGACTGGTTTTCCCGTATTTCAAGAACGGGTACGTGGCGTACTACGTTTCCCGAGACAGAGAAGGCAAGCTTCCGAAGTACAAAAAGATGACGCTGGACGGCCTGAATGAAAACATCCCCTGGGGGCTTCACACCCTCGACAGACCAGGGGTGCTTTGCGTTCCAGAAGGCGTATTCGATGCAGTTTCCATGGATCAGGAAAACTTCAAGGTGCTCTCCCCCATGGGAGGGCACTTTTCGAAGTCGCAAATGAAGCTTGTAATGAGCGCCTGCAAAGAAGCGGAGGGGGTTTTTCTCTGCTTCGACTCGGATGACTCCGGCTCAAAGTTTCAGATGGACATGGCAATGTTCCTGTTTCGGAACCGCATACCTTTCACCTGCGGGAAGCTCGAAGAAAAGGACGTCTCGGATTACTACGCCGCCGGTGGAGATCTGCGGGAGCTGGTGGCCTCTGGCGAAGACGGGCTCCATATGCTTTGCAAGCAGCTGACGGACAAAAAGGACTTTAAGAAATTCATTTTCAGTGTCGCCCGTTTCGTGGATAAGGCAGAGGTTGCAGAGATCCTTGATATGGTGGACTTCCCTGCGGCATGGCTGAAAGAGGTGAAGAAGCAGGCTCTCTCCCCACCACCGGAGGACCTGATCGCAAAAGAGGTGGTGGCCTCAAGGCAGCTCAAGTTCTACGAGGCCCTTGGTTTTTACGAGTATTCCATGGGGGCATGGAGGCGGCGTGGAGATTTCGAGGTGAAAAAACACGTGGCAGAGGCGTTAGGGCACTACCGGACAGGGGCAAGAATCAATTCCATTCTGACGCTTGTGAAGGCCGACACCGTGACCACGGAGCTGATGAACAAAAAGCCGATTTTCAATTTTCGGAACTGCGTTCTCGACTTAGAAACTGGCGAAACACGAGAGCATTCCGAAGCGGACATGTCCTCCATGCAGGTGGGGTACGACTACGACCCGGAAGCATACGCCCCTCGATGGGCCTCGTTTATTGAGGAGATCACGCAATGCGACGAGTCGAAGGCGAACCTCTTGCAGGAAATCGCCGGGTACGTCCTGTTCCCGGACAATTCTCTCCAGAAGTGCTTTTTCCTCATCGGAGACGGGCGAAACGGGAAGAGCGTGTACCTGAACACCCTTGAGGCTGTTTTCGGAAAAGCCCAGGTGTCGAACGTCGAAATGTCCGGACTCTCGGAACCCTTCCAGCGGATCCATCTCATGAATTCAATCCTGAACATATCGTCTGAAACGCACTCAAACGTGAAGGGCGCAGAGTCGGTCTTTAAGCAGGTGGTGGTGGGAGACACCATAAGCGGGTGTTACAAAAACAAAGATTTCGTCACCTTCCAGCCCAGAACAAAACTCATCTCGGCCTGTAACGAGTATTTCAAAAGCAGGGACACCACCACGGGATTCCTGCGCAGAGTCTGCTTTGTCTCCTTCCGGGCGAAGTACGCCAAAAGCCCCGACCCGGCCAAGGGCGAGAACTTGATGGACGAGACGCTGGAAGACAGGCTTCTGCTGGAGCTTCCGGGGATCTTCAACTGGGCGTATCAGGGGTACAAGATTCTCCGAGATCAGAAGGACTTCACGAGAACAGCCGATGCGGAGGAGCTGATGCACGGGTTCTTGACGCTAACGAATCCCGTGGTGGCGTTCATCGAAGAGAGTTGCCCCAGGGGAAGAGTGTCACGCAAAGACCTGTATATCGAATACAAACGGTGGGCCAATGATGCGGGACACGCCCCCATGAGCAGGACGAAGTTCACACAGCAGTTCAAGCAGGCTGGAACGCAAATATTAAACGGGTTGGAGGAATACAAGTATAACGGAGACAGGGGTTTTTGTATTCCCTACCAGATTGAAAGTGCTCCAAGAAGTGCCCTTGAAAGTGCCCGGACAACAGAAACAAGTGCTTTTTAATCCTTCGGGGCACCTTAGAAAACGCATAAGAGCCCCTGTAAAGCCCCAAAAGTGCCCCGCTAAAAAAGCACTGCAAATACTACTCTAAAATACACATAGGGCACATAGGGCACTTATACTTGTATATAACACATATATATATACTTGTATTGTTTTATAGATTTTAGGGCTAGATTTTCGAAGTCAGCCACTAACCTAAAAATAAGTGCCCTTTGTGCCCCTTGCGCCCCAGCACCAAGTTAAAGAACAAAAGAGCAACGAAGGAGGTTAATCTTTGGAGGAGCTGAAAAAGGAAAAAGAAAGGTTGGAAAGGGAGATGAAGAGCACCCGTGTCGAATCATGGACAAAAGTTCTTCGGATTCGATTGTCTGAGCTGGAGGCAAAGATCGCCTCCGAGCAAAAGAAAATAGATGAACGACAGCGGAGTCTTTTTTAAGGAATAGTTAGTCAAAAATAGTCTGGAGGCAAAAAACATGAACCTGAACGAATGGGCAAAAGCCATACACGAAAATGCAGTAGATCACGGCTGGTGGGACGAGCCCAGAACCTTTGGCGAAATCGTTGCCCTCTGCCACTCGGAACTCTCGGAGGCGCTGGAGGAGTATCGGGATGGGAAGCCAGCCCTGTACATCGAGAACAACAAGCCCGAGGGAACGGCGGTGGAAATGGCGGATTGCCTGATCCGTATCCTGGACTGGTTCGGGCACGAGGGGATTGACCCGGAAAACATCGTGGGGATAAAGCACCAGTACAACCTTGGGAGATCCCGTAGGCATGGGGGGAAGAGGTTGTGATGCATGGGCTCCTGATAGATAACTTTGCCGGTGGCGGTGGGGCTTCAACCGGGATTGAGGCCGCCATGGGAAGGCCCGTAGATATTGCTGTAAACCATGATCCAGAAGCCCTGGCAATGCATGCCGTCAATCATCCAGAGACCCTGCATCTCTGCGAGGATGTCTGGCAGGTGGATCCGGTGGCGGTTTGTAAAGGGCAGTCTGTTGATTTGGCGTGGTTTTCGCCCGACTGCACTCACTTTAGCAAGGCAAAGGGCGGAAAGCCCCGGGAAAAGAAAATTCGAGGGCTTGCATGGGTGGCTGTTCGGTGGGCCGAGGCGGTGTCTCCTGCGGTCATAATTCTTGAGAACGTGGAGGAATTTAAGACCTGGGGGCCTCTGGACGATGGGGGGTACCCGGATAAAGGCCGGGCGGGAGAAACGTTCCTGAACTTTATTCGTTCCTTGCAGGTCTTGGGATACCACGTGGAGTGGCGAGAACTTCGAGCCTGTGATTACGGGGCTCCGACGATTCGGAAGAGATTTTTCCTGGTTGCTCGGCGTGACGGGAATCCCATCGTATGGCCTGAGACAACGCATGGAACAGGGAAAATCCCGTACCGTACAGCGGCAGAGTGCATTGACTGGTCGATTCCGTGTCCGTCGATTTTCGAGAGGAAAAAGCCGCTTGCGGATGCCACGTGCCGCAGAATTGCGAAGGGTATTGTGAAATATGTTTTGGAAAACCCCAAACCTTTTCTGATCCAGTATCACGGAGAGACCAAGAAAGGAGATTTCAGGGGGCAGGACTTGGATCGTCCGATCAATGTCATTGATACAAACCCGAGATATGCACTTGTAAGCCCGGCATTGGTTAAAAATAATTTTGGAGATTACCCTTTCCAGAGCCTTGGTGTTCCTCTTCACACTGTAACAACTCAAAGCAATAAATTTGCCCTCGTCTCCGCTTTTCTCGCAAAACACTACACAGGCGTTGTGGGTTCTGACGTAAGAGAGCCCATAGGGACTGTTACTGCGGTGGATCACCACTCCTTGGTATCGGCGCACGTGGTGCGCCAGTTTGGGCAATCCGTGGGATCCGGCTGTAATGAACCCATAGGGACGATAACAGCAGGAGGGATGGGGCATGCGCAGCTTGTGACATCGTCCTTGGTGAAATATTACGGGACATCATCGGCGCAAGATGTGGACTTGCCTCTGGACACGATAACAAGCCGTGACCGCTTTGGATTGGTAACGGTTCGTATTGACGGCGAGGATTACGTCCTTGCGGATATCGGTATGCGGATGCTCCAGCCCAGGGAGCTTTACCGAGCCCAGGGCTTCCCGGATAGCTACAAGATAGATTTCAATCTTCCGGGCGGGAAAAGAATCACGAAAACCGCCCAGGTGCGGATGGTTGGCAATTCCGTCTGCCCTCCCATGGCAGAAGCTCTTGTGAGGGCGAATGTGGTGGGTGCGGAACGGGAGGAGGTTGTGGCGTGAAAATGAAGCCAGAGCCGTACATGTGGCGTCGCCCGGAGAAAAGCTACGGGGCAGGCCGCCCATCGGAAGAAAGAGCAATCTGGGCGGAGGAGCGAGGAAGATACGGCTATGACGAACGGGAGCTTTGGAGCCTGTACGGAACCATCGCCCGCTTTATTGTCCCTCGCCTGGAGCGGTTCCGGGACGAGTCTCCCCACGAGAATCTACCACACGGACTGTCTGTGGAGGAATGGAAACAGGAACTCTCGCTCATGATTGATGCGTTCGTGATGTTGGAGCTGTGCGAAGACGCATACACGCCGCCACGAGACGGAGAGTCGGAGCTTGAAAAGGGCATGGAACTGTTCTTAAGACGGATTCATTATCTTTGGAGGTAAGGCAATGTCAAAAATAAAATGGACTCCCTGCGAGGCTATGGGGATTGAAATTCCGGTTGGCAAGCTCCTGACACTCGTGCGAAATGACGGGGAGCTCAAGGTGGATCTGCACCCTTCGTGGGGAGCGGAGCGGTGCATAGCGTATGCGGAGATATTGCCCTCCTCCAAGGACCCGGAAGGCTGGATGTATGAGCACCATGGGGAAGATCCGCCACGAAAAGATTGGTACTTGGTGACGACTGAAAAAGGGCGTGGATACGGGCAGCGGATTGAAAAGGCTTTCTGGGATGATGCGAAATGTCGGTGGTTCCGGAATGCGGATTGTCCGGAGGTCGTAGCGTGGCGGGAGATCCCGAAGCCGTACGGGAGGAGGAAATGAGGGCATTATCCCTCTTCTCCGGAATCGGCGGGCTTGATCTGGCAGCGGAATGGGCCGGGATCGAGCCCGTTGCTTTTTGTGAGATAGAGCCCTATGCGGTTTCAATCCTAAAGAAACGCCCGCCTCATCGCCGCCGCTCCGGAAATGCTCTCCATGCTCCTCGAACTCCAGGAGTGCGCCGCCTACTGGAGCGAATACGATGTACCTATTGGCTTGGTGGATAGGCTGAATGCCGTTATTACAAAAGCGAGAGGAGAAAAGTATGACTCGTGACAAATGCCCCGCACACTACAGCTTCAGCGACTTACAGCCTTGGGACGTGATCGACGCATGGGGTGTGGATTACTACCTTGGGAACGTCCTCAAGTACATCTGCAGGGCAGGACGGAAGAGCCCGGATCGCCTGGTGGACCTCAACAAGGCGTTGCACTATCTGCAAAAAGAAGTGGAGCTTGCGGAAAGGGAGCTGGCAGAGAGCTGTGCTTTTACTTCGCCACGGAAGACCACGGAAGATACCACGGAAGACACCACTGAAGAGACACCCCCATCATGGGAGGGTCGGGTCTGGCCTGACCTGACATGTACTTTCTGCGGACGCCCCATGGTCGTTTGGGCGTGGGACGAAGATAGAGAAATACTTGAATATCGCTGTGAGGAATGTGGAGCCGAGGCGTCGGTGAGGCTCGAAGAGGTCGAGGCATGATTAACGTAAAACTCTTACACCCAGATGCCACCCTTCCCTCCCGCAAACACTCCGGAGATTCCGGAGCCGACCTCACCTATCCCGGGCCGGAACGAATTAGGATTTGCCCCGGGGAGACATTAACGATCCCCACCGGAATATCCCTTGCACTCGACCACGGCACCGAAGGCCAGATCCGCCCCCGCTCCTCAATTTCGAGGCGGGGGCTTTTGGTTCACCTGGGGACGATTGATTCCGAGTATCGGGGCGAGGTGAAAGTAATCATCACCAATTTGGATGAAATCCACCGGCACATCAACCCCGGCGACCGTATAGCGCAGTTGGTGGTAGCTCCCGTGCTGTACCCCAAGTTCCGGGAGGTGGAGGAGCTGGACGAGACAGAGAGAGGAGAGGGTGGCTTTGGGAGTACGGGGAGGTGAACCGCCTAACCCAGGCAGTGACGAAGCTATAGCAATGGGATGCACCTGCCCTGTGATAGACAACTGTCACGGTAGGGGATACATGGGAGTTGAAGGCGTGTTTGTGTACATGGAGACCTGCCCCCTACATGGACACCTCTTGAGGAGAGAGTCTGACAAAGAGGGGGAATGTTAGGTGGTGCGAGAATGACCCCCATTGAGAATCTGCGGGAACAGTTCAACGCCCTGGTTTACTGCATCGATGAAGCCATTGACGGCGGCATGCCTTCGCAAGAGGAATTGGAAGGCATCCTTATTCACGTAGACGAGGTAGACAATGCGTTGATAGCCCTTGAGCGAGATAGCCATGGCTCTCCCTGAATGCCCCCACTGTCACATCCCGCTACTCTACAAGGGCGGTGGATGGGGAAGTTGGAGGCCGCAGAGTACGTGGGAATGCCCGAAGTGTGGGAAGTGGTTCAGCACGGAAGAGGAGGAGGAACCAAGTAGTTCGGAAATCCCGAACAACTGAACCGTGTGAGAATCCTTGCAACAACCGGCATTTCTAGTCTTTACCGAGTATGTTCCCGCAATCAATTTCGGCGACATGGCATGACATTTTTCAGGACAAAAACCACGGGAAGTGTTGCGAATACAGCGTTTTCCCGTGACATTTTTAGTGACAAAAGGAGGCCGCACATGCCGCTGTACATAGCCGCTTTTGCCGTAATTCTGGCCTTTCTCCTTCCGGCTGCGTTCATATCAGGCCGGGAGTATGAACGGAACAGGTGGGTTGAGATTGATGTGAGGAGGAGGAAGAGATGAACCTCACCCTCCTAACCCACACCCCAGACCCAGAAGCCATCTGTGCTCAAGCGGCGGCAATCTGCTACCGCTCCGAACCTTCCGAAAAGGTGCTCCGCCATTGCTTAGAGGCAGGGCACTTGTCTATTTTCGAACATGCCAGCGCCACCTTTCGGATTGAGGGGATATCCCGGGTAACGTCCCACCAGCTCGTGCGCCACCGCATAGGCTGGAGTTATTCCCAAGTCTCCCAGAGGTACACCGGATGCTCCCGCAAGGAGGTGATGATCCCCGAGGGGCTGGATGAGCGCATGATAGACGCAATCGAGGCAGCGTACAACGCGTATGAGGCCATGATTTCCGACGGCATACCGAAGGAAGACGCCAGGTATATCCTCCCCAATGCCGCACAGACGGATCTCATTGTAACCGCCAATTTCCGGGCCTTGCTCCACTTTTTCGAGCTTCGACTTTGCCTTCGGGCGCAGTGGGAGATTCGGGAGCTGGCTAGAAACATGTGGGAGCTTTGCATGGCTATTGCGCCTTTCGTATTTGCCAATGCCGGGCCGAATTGCGATCGGTGCCGGGAGAAGAGTTGTCCGGGGAGGGATTCGCAGAATGACCAAAACCCAACGAATCTTTGACGCTCTCGCCGCCATGGGCCGCCCGGCAACGGCGAAAGAACTCTCCGAAGCCACGGGCATTTCGCAGGCTTCGGTGTCTGCCGTGATCTGCGACAGAATGAAATACTCCACTTCTCAGTTCTCAGCGGAAACCTTCTTCCGGGATGGTGGCGGGATTGTGAACTACTATTCGATTAAGAAACTACGCCCCATGGAGCCGATAGAGATACCCTGGCACCTGGGGGGGATCGAGCGTCACGGGGTTGAGAAATGGGCCGCCATCGTGGATCGGGAGGTTGAGGACATGATGGGGAAAATCCGTCTCAATAAAGGAGAAATAGCGTCCTAATCTCGCATGGTGCGCTTGCTATACTCGTGTTATGGAAAAAATAAAGGAGATGATTCAAGCATGAAGAGTTTGAAAGTCGTTATGGATTACGTCCGGCTGGTGCGGTGGCAGTCAACGCAAATGTCAAAAAGAAACTTCAACGATTTCTTTGCTGACAAGATTGCTCGGGCCTTGTCAGAGCCAAACCTTATGGCCTTCGGAGACCGACTCGTAAGCATTGTGGAAGCAAGCCGTGAAATGCTCTCTGGTGAGACTGTAAAGGGGTTCCTTTTGGTTGCGAACAGTCCCGAAGCACCACGCATCTTGAGCTGGCTCAGAAAGTACCACCAGATAGCCGCAATCCTCACGATCATGAAGAAGGAGGATTATGAAGAGTCTATCCAGAGCATTGAGGTGCAAATGGCCTCGTCGGAATCTGGCGTAGTCTCTGCGGTGCCGGAATACACAATTCCGATCACGATGGAATGTCTCTCTCCGCTTTCTCACGGAGCAGAGACCAAAGCCGGGAACGCCACCCTTTTCAGGCGCATGCAGGTGTTGTCAGACGAAAACAGCGTGCTTGAGCTGCCCTTCTACGCCGGGAACGCCTTTAGAGGGCAAATGCGCGATCTTCTTGCAAATGACTACCTGATTCGACTTGGGCTTACTCCGAACATGAAAAACCCTCCCGTTTCTCTCTGGTTTTTTCACACTCTCTACGCTGGCGGCGCCCTTGATGATAGCGGGAAGGCTAAAGCCCTTATGGAGCTTATGGGGAAAAATGGAGCTGAGCGCATTGACGGTGTTTCCCAGGTGCGTGATGCAGCGCCTCCGGTAAGCCTTCTCGGGGCCGCCATGGGACGCAGGATTCTTGGAGGCAGGGCACAGTTCGGAGACTACCGTCCGCACTGCAAGCAATGGGGCTACGGCGACATCGACGTAAGCTCTCTGATGGAGTGGGTATTCCTTACACGCCGGGACGATCTGGAGAATCCCGGAGAGGGGGAGCATCACGGCATGATCGCAAACACCGAGTGCCTGAAAATCGGGACAAGGTTGTCCGGTGGGATCGACTACAACGGGCATATCACGGAGATTGAAATGGCGTGTCTGGGGCATGGGCTGGATCTCATCGAAAAATATGGATATGTTGGCGCATGTTCAAATCGGGGTCTTGGAAAAGTCAAAATCAATATATCCAACAAGCCCGATCCTACAGCGTATTTTGAGCACATGGAGAAAAATCGGGAAACCATTCTCGACCTCTTGAAACAGGTTGGGGCGCTGGACAAGGAAACAGAATCTTCTCCGATCAAGTCCGGGGAAATCTCCAACGAAGACGACGGGATAGACTTCTGATGACAGCCGTCGAACTCATAGCACAAGCGATCCGGGGCACCTCCGAGTGCCCCGTTTTTCCTGCCAAGACGGAGCGTGGGGTTTGTTGCGTTACGGGCCAAGAAACAGAATGCGTGCCGAGGAAAGAGCTTATCGGAGCTGCTTTCACCAACCTTGATCTTTTGGCGTGTCCTGCATCCGATCTCGTGGGCTTGGACGCATATGTAACCATGAAATATAAGTGGGCAAGAATGAGTTCCTGGATAGCTTCGGAAGATTTCGGATTCAAGCGCCTTGACCGTCAGGGCGTGAGGAATACGGTCATTGGATGGGAGCCAACAGAAAAGCGATGGGCTGCCTACGCCACCACGAGTTACAAGAAGCATGGAGCGCTACATGCTCCGGTCAATTCCGGGAGCCAGTGCATCTGGAGATTCGAGAACGTTACTGTGGATTGTTCAAACCGAGAGAAGCTGAACGACTGGTGGGGCGTGATGCTTGAAGCTATGAAGCGGGGAATTAGCCGCCCGAGCCTGGAGGAGATGAGCATTTACGCCCCAACGCTGAAAAAAGTTGGGCTCACCTATTGGGAAGAGCTGCGCTCTTGGGGGAAAGATAAGTACCTTTCTCCGCTCTACAAGTTCCTGTGCTACTTGCTCCCGAGCCAGGCAGAGATAAAGGAGGGATTCTTTGATTTATGAGAAGAACATTCAACAACCGTTAATGCTTGGGAAGATGTACGCAAAAACGGATGAGTTTAAGCGTAGCCTGCTCAGGGCGCAGCGGATCGTTGAGAAAGCCCTCGCTCAGGAGAGCAACGGGTACGTGGCAATAAGTGGCGGGAAGGACTCCATCGCCATGCTTGGCGTTGTTGCTAGTGTTTGTGGGAAATCCCTTCCGGCGTGGGTGCACCTTTCAGATGCAAGCTTCCCCGGGACGAGGGAGACGTGCGAAGAGGCATGCGAAAAGCTCGGAGTCGAATTGATTGTTGACGAATCCCCGGTAAGCGCCTTTGACGTTATCGGACAACAATCCAGTAAGCAGTTCGGAAAAAAGGGATTTTTCTTCGATGCAATCAAAAAGGTTTGCAAGAAACATCGCCTCGCTTTCGTAGGTGTCCGGGCTGCGGAGAGCAAGAGGCGAATGCAAGCGGCCAAGGCGGGGCCGATTTTCGAGTCAAGCGTTCCGGCGAAGCATCTGAAATGCCACCCGATACTCTACTTTTCCATCCAGGATGTTTTTGCCGCAATATCCTACTTCGATTTGCCAGTACACCCCATCTATTTCAAACGGCCGCTAAGCGACAAGCCTATCAGGTTGGGGTACATCACTGCTCTGGATCTCCTGGAGAAAAACACGGCGCTTTTTGTTAAAGTGAACTATCCGGAGCTTTACACAAAGCTCGAAGCCGCTTACCCGGAAGTGAGGAGGTATGTGTAATGCACTTTAAGGTGACTTTCAATCTGGACGGTACAGGCGTTTCTTTTGATCCTCGGTTTCCGCTCCACCTGGACGCCCTTCTTGGATGGTGCCTTGCTCCTATGCAGGTACCGCCACATATGCGAGACCTGCAAACGGATGAGAAGCCCTTTGATGTACAGATCCCGCTATTGCGGAGCAAGGTGAACGGTCATGACGTATGGCACGGATCGGCGCTCTTTTCTGAAGGAGATGAGCCGGAAACCATCGCCTGGTGGAGAAAAAGATTTCGAACTGACTTTGCGGGAGGCCTTACTTCAGGAAGCCCGAACATGACGCTTGGGAAAATGCGTTGCTATAACACGCCCTTGCCCCTGATTCTTACCAGGCAGATGTTCGCCTATGCCAGCGGGAACCGGAAGACGGCGCTAAAGGCTCTTCGGGCGAACTTGAAGTATCTGGGGAAAAAATCTTCCGAAGGGCACGGAAAAATTCTTTCCATCGAAGCTGAGGAAGTCTCTGAAGACTGGAGCCTTACGAAAGATGGCGTGGCAATGCGCTTCTTGCCGCATCCCGAGGGGCGGACGATTGCTCGGTGCGCTCCTCCTTACTGGAATTTTGTTGACAGGGTTCCTTGTTTGAGTCCCGGAGAGGAGATACCAGCATGACCGCCGAACGCAAACGCACCCGCTGCAACATCTATTCCAGAGTCTGCGGCTTCCTAACCCCCATCTCCCAGTGGAACAAAGGCAAGCGGGAGGAGTGGCGGGATCGTAAAACATTTAAGGACTCCGAATGCGATTCTTCGAGCGAATAGCCGAAGCCAACGCTCTCCGTCGGGAGGTGGCTCAAATGGGCCGCCTCCTTTCCGTGTTCAGGCTCCGGCTCTCCTCCGCGGAACACGAGCGGGACAGGCAAGCATCCGTAGCCATGGCCGCAAAGCAGGAGACGGCCTTCATGCAGGAAATGTTGTGCCAGATCGATGTTCTTTCGGATAACCCCGAGGTTAAGCGGTGTGTCCGGAGGGGGTTGGATTATCTACGAGGAGGACAAACGCATGAAGAAGCGTGAACCGCAGTGGCTCACGAGAACGATGAAACAGGAAATAGAGTGTGCTCTGCGAAGCTACCCAGAGCTGTTTAAGCGATTCAAAGACCTTGACGAACACCTGAACGCTCAAGCCATGTCGGGCTCCGGAATCAGCGAAAAGGTGGACTCATCCCCCACCGGACTTTCTCCCCAAGAGCGTGCCGTGGATCTCAAGGAAAGACACGGGGAGTTTTGCAAGCTCCAGGCTGTGCTGCATGGAATAGTCCGAGGTCTCGAGTCCCTGACGGCCAGACAGAGAGAGTTCGTTCAAGTGGTGTACGAGGACAACGACAGACTTCCTATCAGAGAGGCCGTGGAAATCCTGGGCTTTGATGGTGTTGTGCGGGAGAAGAAGTATTATGAGCTTCGAGACCGCGTGCTGTGCAGACTGGCCCCGCACATTCTGGAGCCGTACAGACAGTATGCATACTCCAAGTGTTTTAGCAAATTTGGGTGGAAGAAAATGGGGGATTTTATCACCGATAAATTTAAGGTAGAATAATATCGTTCGCGCGAAACCCTCACGCAAAGCCTGCGCACCGCACTCCTCCTTTGATAGCCCTTGCCTACCCAGAATAGGCAGGGGCTTTCTTTGTGCTTGAAAATTAAAAAGGTACTTACTGGAGGGGCTGGCGCAAGGGTCGAATCCAGCGCGGTCAAAATTTACGTGAAATTCAGAAAACCAAGGTTGACACTTCTTTTTAATAAAGCTTCGACTATAATCACAAATCCTTGCGGTTACGGAATCTTGACGAGGTGACACAACGTATGGACATAATTACAACCAAGGAAATATGCCGTCGCCTCGGGGTTTCTCGTCAATCGCTCTCAAAATGGAAGGCCGAGGGCTGCCCCTCCGAAGGCTACGGCAAGTGGGACATCGACGCTGTTGTGAAGTGGAGGAAGCGCAACAAATCCTCTGCACAGCAAGGCGACGACCCACCCGAAGAAACGAAGGGGCTCCAGCAGCAGAAACTCGAAGCCGACATAGCCTATCGCCGTGCGAAGGCTGAAAGGGAAAAGCTTCTCCTGGCAGAACTGCGAGGGGAGTTTTTGCGTAAAGAGGAGGTGTACCAGGAATGGGCGCTACGGATAACAGAGATCACCAGTGGATTGGAAAAGCTCGTGCGGTCTCTAGCGCCCAGACTGGTAGACCGCACAGAACGGGAGATCCGGGGGATATTGGAAGATGAGTTCCGGGTGCTCCGTGACCACTACGCCAGAGGCAAAGCATACACTCCCGTGGTCTCCGAGGGAGAGAGCGGCGTGGAAGCCTCCGGATAAAATCAGCGTCTCCCAATGGGCTGACATGTACCGTGTGCTCACCACCCAAGACTCCGACCTCCCCGGCCCGTGGAGAACCGACAATGCCCCCTATCTACGGGAGATAATGGACGCTTTCTGCGCCGAGGATATCGAAGAAATTGTGCTGGCCTGCTCTACGCAGTACGGCAAAACGCAGATGATCTTCAACGTTCTGGGGTACGTGGTGCACCAAGACCCTGCCCCGGCGATGATCGTTTATCCCAACGAAACGCTTGCAAAAAGCGTATCGAAAAACAGGCTTCGCCCCATGGTAGAGGCAACCCCGGTTCTTTCGGAGCGGTACGACCCCCGGAAGTCTGAATTCATGGAGCTGCAGTTCTGGGGGGCGTACGTTGCCCTTTCTGGAGCAAATAGCCCTGCCTCTCTCTCCTCTCGCCCCATAAAATATCTGCTTATGGATGAGGTGGACAAATTCCCCAAGTTCCTGGGGGACGAAGCGGACCCCATCTCCCTGGCGAAGGAGCGAACAAAAGCCTTCCCTGGATCAAAGATACTTATCGTCTCCAGCCCCACCACGGAAGACGGGCACGTATGGAGCCACCTCGAAAGCTGCGACCGCCGGAAAGAATACTACGTTCCATGCCCGGAGTGCGGGGAAATGCAGAAGCTCATCTTCTCACAGATCAAATGGCCCAAAGAGTTGACCGAAGCCTACGAAAACGCCGGGCACGACAAGAAAGAAATGCGCCGACTCGCACAGCGTGCTCGTGACGTGGCGACCTACGAGTGTATCCACTGCCACGCGAAGATCTCTAGCGACAAGAAGATGGGGATGCTTCGGAAAGGGCGCTGGCGTGACGAGTTTGCAAATGACTCGCCACCCAGAAGGATAGGTTTTCACGGATCGTCCCTCTACTCCCCCTGGCTCTCCTTCGGGGATGTAGCCGCCGAATTCCTGGAATCCAAGGACTACCCCGAGAAGCTGCGGAACTTTGTACAAGGCTGGCTTGGAGAGCCCTGGAGGGAAAAAACAGCAGAGGCAAGCTCCGACATGGTGCGCCGTCAAGCGTGGAACCATCCCAAAGGGAAAATTCCCGTGCTGGCGTCACCGGAAAAGGTGCTCCTCACGGCGGGAATCGACATACAGAAAGGCCATGCCTATTATGTTATCCGTGCCTGGGGGCCGAACATGACGAGCTGGCTGGTGGATTACGACCGCTTCGAGACGTGGGACGAGCAGGACCTGATAGCCCAGGTGCAGAGGCGGATAGTAGATCCTCTCTACTACGTGGAGGACAGCAGCGGATTCTATCAAGTATCCCTCGGGATGATTGACATTGGATACCGCACAGACGATGCGTACGCCTTGTGTCTCACATTTCCGGACGTATTCAGGCCCTGCAAGGGATCGTCCCGGAAACTTGATAAGCATTATGTGGTGCAGAAAATCGAGCGGCTTACCAACATGGAGCGGTACGAGACAAACACAGACCTGCTCAAAGATTTTATCTTTGGAAGGATGCAAAAGCCGCCCGGCAGCCGTGGATCTTGGATGGTCTGCAAGAACGTCACTTCGGACTACGCAGAACAGGTGGTCTCCGAGGTGAAGGTAGGCGTTACCGACCGCCGAACGGGAGCCATAACCTACGAATGGCGGCCCATCTCCCAGCACGCAGACAACCACTATCTGGACTGCGAAGTGTACTCTACCCTGGCAGCTCGGGTACTTGGGATGCACGCCGTGGCCGACGACGAAGAAGAGGCCGCAGCAGTAGCGAAATATGCTCCACCGCCGCAGAAGAAGCGTAGCGGATGGATGCAACGAGGAAGATAGCCTTCTCCCCTTCGGGGGAGGGGGCTTTTTTTGTACCCTTTGAAAGGAGGTGAACCACCCATTGACGAATACAGAACGCCTTGCAATGTACGAGGCCGCAGAACAGGCAATACTGGAGGGAGGGCAGGAGTACGAAATAGCCGGGCGCAGATTTCGCCGGGCAGACTTGCGGGAAATCCAGGCTGCAATCCTCCGGCTAAAACGACTCATTGACGAGGAAAACACCGGAAGCGCAGGAACAAACAGGGCCGTTGTGCGGTGGAACAAGCGATGAACTGGCTAGATCAGGCAATAAGCTACATTGCTCCATCGTGGGGGCTCGCACGTTCTCGGGCTCGGATGGCAATAAACGCCGTCCGGAATTACGATGCGGCCATAGGCGACCGGAACTCTAACTGGCGGCCCACAAACCAGACCCCAGAGGAAACGGACGCAGCATATCGTGATCGTGTGCGGGCTCGGGCTCGGGATCTGGAGCGGAACAGCGACATAGCACAGGCAGCGGTTCGGGCAATCAAAAGAAACGTCATCGGCACGGGGATACGCCCCCAGGCAGACACCGGAGACCCCGACCTGAACAACAAAATTGAGGCGGTGTGGAAATGGTGGACTCGCCCGGAAAACTGCGACATAACCGGCGGCTCATCGTTCTACGAACTCCAGCAAATGCTTGTGCATCGCCGCTTTTTTGATGGGGAGATCCTCGTCAAGCCCGTGGTGGACAAGCGAAAAGCCTTCCCTCTATCCCTCCAGTTCATCGAGGCCGACTATCTGGACTCCATGAAAACGGAAGGGAACAACAACCGCCCGGTGCTTGGTGGCGTGGAGATCGACAAAACGTATCGCCCTCAAGCCTATTGGCTTCTGGAAAACATCGACTCTCTCTTCCTGCACTCCGGGCGCAACGAATCTAAGAGAGTTCCTGCGGACAAGATCCTCCATTACTACAACAAAACGAGACCCACCGCACTCCGGGGGATGTCTGAACTGGCGGTTGTAATGGAGCGGCTGAAAGATACGGGGGAGACCATAACCGCAGAAGTGGTGGCAACAAAGGTGGCGGCATGTTTTGCCGGGTTCGTGGAAGACGAACTGCCCGCCACGGCGGTGGGGCGATTGCCCCAGAATTCAGCGGGGCAACGGATCGACGGCATAGAGCCAGGGATGCTCCACTACCTCGGGAAAGGGCAGAAGGTCAGCTTTGCAACGCCGGGACGACCGAACACTAGCGTTGGAGACTTCCTGCAGATGATGCTTCGGTACACAGGCTCCGGGCTCGGGCTCTCCTATGAGGCGCTTTCTCGGGACGTGTCCCGGGCGAACTACTCCAGCATTCGACAAGGCAACCTTGACGATCGGCAGGAGTGGCGCATGGCACAACAGAGCGTGATAACCCATTTTTGCGAACCCATCTGGGAGCTTTTTATGGATGCTTGCGTGCTCTCGGGGAAGGTGAAGATCCGGGGGTATTGGGAAAACCGAGAGAAATACACGTCGTGCTTCTGGACGGCTCCCGGATGGAGCTGGATAGATCCTCTCAAGGAGGTAAAAGCCTCCAGGGAAGAGCTTGCAGCGGGGATGACTACTCTTGCAAAAGTCTGCGCCGCAAAGGGCGAGGACTGGCAAGAGGTGCTTGAACAGATGGCCCACGAGAAAGCGTATGCCGAAAAGCTCGGGCTTAATCTAATTTGGGAAGAAGGAAAGGAGGCAGCCTTTGGCGACGAAGAAGGTGAAGGCGGAACAGGGAAGCCGGAAACGGGATGACCTGCAATTTCGCCAAGCGGTAATTGAAGGTGGCGCCATCGACGAGGGTTCCCGAACAGTGGAACTCTCTTTTTCGTCTGAAGCCCCGGTGAGTAGATGGTACGGCGTCGAAATCCTGGGCCATGGGGAGGAGGAGATCCAGTTATCTCGGCTCCGGGAAACCGGAGTTGTCCTTTGGAACCACAATTCAGATGTTCCGATAGGGAGTATCGAGCGGGCATGGGTTGGGGATGACCGGCGAGGCCGTGCCGTTATCCGGTTTGACGAAGACCCCGACAGCGACAAGATTTTTCAGAAAATCCGCTCTGGAACCATAAAAGGCGTATCCGTAGGGTATCGGGTGCTCTCCTGGGAAGTAGTAAAACAGGGGGCTCGCTCTGTCTGCGGAAGATTTGAAGGCCCGTGTCAGGTTGCCAGAAAATGGGAGCCTATGGAGATTTCCCCCGTGTCGATACCTGCGGACGACTCTGTAGGTATTGGGCGAGGGTATGAAGGCGAAGAGCAAGAAAGGACAGACGAAATGCCTAAGAACGTTGTAGAGACCGCCACCCCCGAGACTGAAGAGGTCCGGGCCGTGGAGAATCATGTGGAAGCGGTAGACGCTGCAAAGGTGGAAGAGCAGGCACGCGCAGCAGAGCGTGAGCGAGTATCCGAAATCATGAGCATGTGCGCCCGGTTTGAGGTAGATCCTGCGGAGCATATCCGCTCCGGGGCGAACGTGGACCAGGTACGAAAGGCGGTGCTGGACGCATTGGCAGACCAGAGAAAAGAGATTGAAACTGCCTCCGTTGAGGTGGGGCAAGAGAGCCGGGACAAATTCCGGGAGGCCGCCCGAGATGGCGTATGCCTTCGAGCCGGAATCTCTCTCGACAAAGTGGCACCTGGAGCAGAGGACTTCCGCGGCTATTCCCTGCGGGAACTTGCCCGTGAAAGCCTTGAGCGTGCCGGATACGACACCAAAGGCAACGCCATGGAGATGGTAGGTCGTGCCCTCACAACCTCCGACTTGCCCGTGCTCCTTGGCAACGTGGCGAACCTCTCTCTCATGAGCGGGTGGGAGCAGGAGCCCGAGAGTTGGCGTATTTGGGTTGACGATTCCGGCAGCGTCTCGGACTTCAAGATCCATACCATGGCACGCCCTGGGGAGCTTGGCGACCTCGAGCGTATTCCCGAAGGCGGGGAATACAAGTACGGCGAACGCACCGAAACCTTCGAACAGTACCAGATTGCCAAGTACGGGAAAATGTTCTCCATCACTCGTGAGGCCATTATCAACGATGACCTTGGAGCCATGACCGATATTCCCCGGCAGCACGGAGAATCTGCAAGCCGCCTTCTTGGGGACCTTGCCTACGGCGCCATTACCGGGAACCCCACCATGGGAGACGGAAAAACGCTCTTTCATTCGACACACGGGAATCTTCTTGCGACCACGAACGCCGTGGCTATCAGCTATTCTAATTTCGAGGACACCATTGCAGGGATCGGCACCGCAGTACAGGCCATGCGTCGCCAGACAGACATTGGAGGCAAGCGCCGCTTGAACATTCAGCCCGTTTTCTTCCTCGCTCCCGTGGCGATTGAAGAGGAGGCCCGTCGATTCTTTGCAGAGGGGCGAGTTCCCATGACCGTGACTCTGGACAGCGGCACTTCTGTTGCGGCCGGCAACGGAGCGAATCCTCACGCCGGACGTTTCCAGATGGTATTTGATGCACGGCTTGACGACAGCTCTGAAACTGCCTGGTATCTCGCAGCTCGCAAGGGCAAAACCGTCAGAATGTACTACCTCAACGGCCAGCGTCGCCCCTACATGGAGCAGCGGCAGGGCTGGAATGTTGATGGAGTGGAATACAAGATCCGGATTGAATGCGGAGCCAAGCCCGTTGACTGGCGTGGGCTCCTCAAGAATACCGGGGCATAGGAGGTATTGAACGATGAGTAAACTTTGCACGTTTCTTGAGCGTGGAGAAGCGATGGACTACACCCCTCTTGCGGAGGTTTCCGTAGGGGACGTTGTGGTTCTGGATGAGCGTATCGGGATTGCGGCTACCGACATTGCCGCCGGAGAGCTTGGAGCGGTGAACGTGGTGGGAGTCTTTACTATGCCCGCCCCGAACGACGAGGCGTTTACCCAGGGGCAGCGGCTCTTTTGGGACGCATCCGGCGAGGTTGTTTCTACTCGGGGCGCAACGGCGACAGTGACCCCCGCAGCAACAAACACAGCTGGCGTTGGCACCATGGGAACCGTCACCCCTCTGGCAATTGATCAGAGCGAGACCTTCACCGTGACCTGCACCGCCAAAGTTGCGGGCTACGGCACATTTAGTGTTACCGGTAGCCTCCGAGGCGCCCTGCCTGATCTGACGGGCGGGGTGTTGTACAACAACGGGCTTTTCTCCTGCACCCTGGCAGTAACCTCTACCGATTTCGAAGTGGGCGACGAGTTTGTAATTGACATCGTCGTGACGCCCAAAGCCGGGTATGCCTTCGCAGCCAAGGCAGAAACCGCCACAGAGGTTCCCGTAAAGATCGGGTAGCACTATGACCCGCCGGGAAGCGTACGAACGAGACGTGCAGGCTCTCCTCTCTTCGGAGGGGGAGCCTGTTTTTTTTGCCGACGGCACGGAGGTTGCGGGGATTTTCGAGCTACTGGAAGACCGGGACGACAACGGCGGAATCCGTGGCAATCCTGCGACCACCGCCCGTCTCTGGATCTCGCTTGACGATCTCCCGGACACATGGCGGGGCTCCCCACTCACGGTACGGGGCGAATCGTGGAGGATTGCCCGGATGGACACTTCAGGGGAGCTCCTTTGTTGCCTTGAGCTGACAGGAAACGGGGTGGCCTTCTCATGAGCATGAAAGTGCGGTGGAAGGATGAAGCCACCCCATGGCTGAAATGGGCCGCCGACGAGCTGCCGGAGCTGCGAAAAAGCGTGTTGAAGTCTGCGGGTTTCCAGATGAAAAAACAGATGGAGCGTGGCGTACGGGCTGGATCTCCCGCGGGAAAGCCGTACCCAAAAGGCGCCCCTCCTAGAGTCCGGAAGGCTTTTGATAGAGCCCTCGGGAATGAACCGAAAAGCCGCTACCGTCCTCTGGGGCGCATGGTCTCCGGCAGAAACAGCCTTTTACGCTACAACGCCGGAAGCGACTTTGTGGAAGTTGGGTGGATCGGAGGATCTGCGGAATATTACGGACGGCTCATGGAGGAAGGTTTCCGCCGGAAGCTCTCGCCGAAACTGCGGGCGAAGCTCCATAAAGAAGGGGTACACATCCCCAAAGCCCG